GGATATAACAAACTGACTTACCAGTACCTTCAAGACGGCCTGTAATATTAATAACACCACCACTTCAGTACCTGCAGCTACTGCAAGGGTCCATGCCTGTGTACCTCCAGAGAAGATGGTGATGACAACCGCAACCGCAAACAGGACGATTTGGAAAATACCTCTCTCGTACCACTTCACCGTTTCAGTGACGCGGGCGTTCATAACAAAGTGCATGGACCTGTAGTACAACCGTTCCTTACGGTCAAACCGCATCGTATAAGCAATGGTGTAATCCACTGGTATCAATAATCTATCGGAACCTACATTTACTGTGACGCCCTTATCACCGTAAATGTTGTAGCGGAGTTGGAGCCCATCCACGAGTATCTCGTCGTATGACGTAGCCGATACCTGAAAACGGTACCGCATGAGGTCCACGGTGTAGGTCTCCTCAACTTCCTGAAAATCAAGTTCACTGGTGTTGCTCACATTCCGGATGACCGTCCGTGTGCGGGTTTCCTGGATAAGCTCCTGGTGATACGACTTGAGCTTCCCTAGCGTCCCCGCCTGGCGGCGGCGCCGTATCTTGGCAAAGCTAAGGGTACAATCGAAGTCTGCATCTTTTATACGTATGGCCTGCCCGGGGCGGTAGTGTGAGACACCTTCGACTGTTTGGTACTGTTGGTTGTCGGGACTCTGTAAATAGAGCCAGTTGAAAAACTTGAACAGGTACTCCTTCTCTACGTCATCGTCCGATCCCGCGGGTACAGCAAACATCAGGGCAGCCTGATCCAGCTTGTCTACATCCGGATTCTCATGGATGGTGTCACCTAGCTCCTGGTAATCCAGTCCCATCAAGTGCATTAACTGGTCAGTGCTTTTGTACTCTTCGGTCTCGTGCAAGGAAGGGTTGGTACGGTTCACGTCGTTGTGACGGAACAGCACCACCGGCAGGAACGTCCCGTTGGTGACTTGGTTTCCATCATGGACCGCATCCAGTACGGGGTACGCTCCGCTCTTGTACTGGTAGGTAAAATACCCGGTCTTCTTTTTCCCATTCTCTGTGTACCGGTACTTGGCGTGGAAGCATTCCAGATCGTCGTCGTACTGACTGAAGTCGAAGAACAAAGTGTCCTCAACACCGGCTGAATCTACCAACGTAATTTCCACCCCATCCGTTAGCAACTCACCGAATTTCCACACAGACGTTTTAGGTGCGGTTCCCCGGTTGGGTATGTAGCGGTCCTGTGGGTGACGGTCCCAGACATTCAATGTCCCATCGTCTGCCAGGATTTCAGGCTCCCCAGGAACATCTGACTGCATGGCGATCGTGTTGACGTGTGCCACCATATTCTTGACCCAGGTCTTCTTACCGCGTTGTGCGGAGAGTACCGTGACTTCGTTAGTGAACTCGTCGTAACCATACTCGGCAGTCAGCTTTTCCCAACCCGCGTGAAGGTTGTTCAAGGGCGTGAAGTAAAAGTAGTCAAACTGAATGGTCTGTCCCAGTTCGGCTTCAATAATGTTTTCAACCGTCTGTTTACCATCGGCCGCATCCAGAATGCTGTAGTTGGAAGGCCCATACACGTAATCTCCTCGGGCTGCGTACCGGTAACCACGCTCCACTTTTAACGCATGGCTACTCAACCCATTATTCACAATGGTGTGCGTCAGACGCTGGTTCTTAAATACCGAATCAATCAGGTTCTTCTGACGCATATCCGGAATCTGGTCATCCGCAACAACGCGGGATATTTGAGTACTGACGTGGGTTTTCTTCTTGCTGCTGAACCAGCCCATAAATCTTCCTCTTTCTACATACAAAAAGAGGGGGCATCCGCCCCCTCGTAACCGTTATTAATCGCCTGGCTTGTTAGCGTTTAATCCTTCCAAGCATTAACACCTTCAAGCATGGTCTTAACAACATCAGCGATCTTGCTATCACCCAAGTTGTTGTCAACCGTATCAACGCCGCCTGCATCCATGGTCTTACGGACGTTCCAGGTGTCTACCAGAAGCTTCGCCGCTTTCTGTTCAGCATCCCGCAAGTACCCTTTCCTTTGGGCATCGTACAACTGGATCTGCTTACCGATCACACTGTCCGGACCAACACCGGTTCCGGAGGTTTGTGCCTGTTCGGTGACCTTCTTTTGAGCCAGTAGCGCAGTCTCTGCAACGGTTTTCAGCTTCTGCTCCATGATCAGATCGTACTCACCCCGGAGTTTGCACTCCTGAGCCACCAGAACCGTGTTCTCCGTAATGGCGTTCGCAGTCTGCTGATCAACCAGCGCAGTCTGGGCATCCGTCTGAACCTTCTCAGCGACAAGGTTCAGCTTCTGCTGTTCCTGTACGGCGGCCTGTGCATCGAGTACAGCGCCTTGTTTGGGAATGTTCAGAGCTTCGGCCGTCAGGTTTGACGTCTGCTGCTCGATCTGTGCGGTTTGAGCGGTCAGTTGGGTCTGTTTAAGCTGCTCCGTCAGAATCTGCTCACGAAGCAATTCGGCTTCCTGGTCCGCACGCTGTTGCTGCAGGAGCATCTGCAACGCACGATCCATAACGGACTGCATGGCCCCGAGGTAGACCGTGGCGTAATCACCACCTTTGATACGGCCTTTCTTGTACTCGTCCTCTACGTGCTTCTCAACAGCGGTCATCAGCACATCAAAGGCACCGGTCCCGGTTAAGGTACCTTCGCCTACGGTCAGGTCTGAAACTGCAATTACTGCCATGGGTCTACCTCAATGATCCAGTGAATTAAGCCGCTTGGCCTTTCGCCATGGCTTGACGCTGAGCCAGGTCTTTCAGTTCTTCTTTCGTCAGAGGCTCCAACACCGCAATGTTGAATTCGTTGATCAGCTTGCCGCGACGGAGCTGACGACCACGGTCATCCCGTTCGGTCACAAACACCTGGCATTTACGATCACGTAGGATGTTGTAGATAATGCGCGGGACATGATATTCCACACCAAACTTCACAAACTTACGGAACGTTCCTACAACCTTGTTGCCAGCGGTAATGACCTCACCGTCATACTCCGCTTTGTTGGGATTCATGCAGGTCACTTGAATACGAACCAGCTCACTGGCTTCTTTCTGCTTACGCACGCGTTTGGCAGTATCGGTTTCCTTTGCCGGCGCTACGTCGTTACTGACTTCTTTATCAGCCAGCTCGTCTGCGATTTTCTTACGCAGGGTTTCTGCGGTGGTGTCTTTACGGTATTTGATATTGAGTTGGTCTGCCCGGGCTTTCAGGTCTTCAAGCTCGGCTGCTTCCATCTCTTGGTTCTGGTTATCTTCGCTCATTATGTGTACTCCGGAATATTTTAGTGGAAATGGGAAAGGGGCTTGCAGCCCCTTTCCCCAATCACCTTATGATCAGGTCATAGGGTGAATTTCTTTACATCGGTGCTGTGGTTTTCACCAAAGCAATACGCTCGGCACGCTCCAACAGGAAGCCGTAGTACCACTTGATGGACATGAAGCCAGTCTCACCATACGGATCCGTACGGTCGGCAGTTTCAGTGCCAGGCTTCTTGTGTGTGATCTTGAACTTCACGGTCTTACCATCGGTCTGGAAACCAATAGTAGAGAAGGAAGAATCACCCACGACCAACATCGGCAGTACGTCAAACTTGGTGCCTGTTTTGAAGTGTGTGGCGTTCGCGGTTGCATCCGCACCGGCGCCTTCCCACTTCATCATTTCCGGAACCACAATGACGCGGAACCGTGCAACGGTACCCACTTCACCGGGCAGGACATTACCACCAGCCGCATACTTCTCGACCGGGATAAAGGCCTTATCGCCATGCAGATCCACCATGCCTTCCAGCAGGGGTTGCAGTTCAGAACCCACGTACATCACACGGCAAGCCGGGATCGTGCGGGTATCGACCATACGCGTACCGGTCAGCACCTTGGTGTGCTTCGGAGTACGGTTGTTGTCCAGGTCGATCTGAAGACGCAACAGGTCGCCGTAAGTCACTTCGTCAACCTCATCCAGCTCAGCGTCTGTAGTAGCATCGCCGGCGAACTTGACCACGCCAGCTGAGTTCAGCAAGTCGATCTGAAGAAGGTCTTCAGTC